CTATCCCTGCCTCCTCTTCAGGATCGTCAGCGCTGGTGCGCGTGAGTCGGTTACTGATACCTTGTTTGCAGCCTCAATCAGTTGGTCCAGCTCTGCCGCTGAGTAGTGACTGGTGATGCTGCCGTTCTTATGGCCGAGCAAAGCTTTGCGATCCTCCTCCGTCACGCCTGCTGCACGCAGCCTTCTGCCAAAGGTGTGCTTCAGGTCGTGAATGCGGATCCGGGCGAAACCATCATGTGCCGGCCGCAAATACCTCTCCTGCCATTTCTTCGCCGCCCTGACCCTGGCCTTCTTCCAGGCTGAGTCATTCATGCGGTGAACCATCGTTTCATCCCCGTCGCCGTCTGGTTTGCCAAAAGGGAAGACGTACAGCTTGTGCTGGCCTCGCTGCTTCTCAATGACCGACTTGGCCACCGTGTTGAGAATCACCAGGCGCTCGTCGCGGTTCTTCACACCAGACCTTGCGCTTCGCCCGCCAAACCCGGCCGGAATCAAAAACACTGTGGTATCCAGCTCCGGTACCGCGATTTCCCAATCCCACTGAAGCTTGCAAACCTCCTGCTCCCGACACCCCGTATTGACCTTGAACATGGCCATGGTCTGCAGGTTTGGCGGCAGCTCAGCAAACAAGATCGACTGCTCTTCCCAAGAAAGCGGGTAGGGCTTGCGACAGTTCGTCTTCTCATCCAGGAGCGAGATCATCGGCACAACATCGAGCCATGGTCTGCGCTCATCATCACGCCATTTGCGCGCACACAAATTGAGAACCCTGATTGCCCGCTGAAGGGCAATATTGACCGTGCGATTCGTTACAGGCTTGCCCTCGGCAGGGTGCAGCTTGGAATGAATGTACGGTGCCAGGGAGTCGTCATCGATGTGCGTGATCGGCATGTCCCCAATGAACGGATCAAGCTGAGCCATATAGGTTGCAGATATATGGATTGACGCTTGATCCTTCACTTCCAGCAAGAAGCGGGTAGCCGCTTCTCGCCACGTCCTTACCTTTTTGACACCGTAGACCTTTTCCTGTCGTAGCTTTTCCAGCAAGTGGATCAGGTACTGCTCTGCTTCTTGGCGGTCACAAGTTCCAGTACTCTCTTGAATTCGTTCTCCTCTGTACTTTTTGTCGATTTTCCAGATGCCGCTCGGCATTTTCTGGAGGCCGGTGATTGCTTTTTGGGCCATGGCGTAGCTCCGTTATCTTTGCCTTGGCGCTCGCTGCGAGGCCGATTGTTGTCCTGATTGACTGCTTTTTCAATCAGCCTGCTTGCGATGTACGCATCTACCCACTCATCGAGCTCGATCCGGTCAAAGCCGACACCCTGGGTGCCGATGCGGAATTCCCGGACGTGGGGCCTGACTGTTTTGTCGAATTCGCCACGGCACATGCCGAGGTAACCAGGTGCTTCGCCGGCGCGAAGAATGCGCGGCAGGTGCTGTCCGACCTTTGCTGCTGTTGCGTTTGCCATAAATTACCTCTGCGCCAAAAGCGCTATGCATTTGGCTAGGGCTTTGCGGGAAACCATTCGGTGTCATATTCGAGCTGAGTTACCCGAATTGGCGTAATAGACGGCACCACCTGGGTGAACGTGTGCACAGAAAAAGGCTTCTCGTTGAAGTGCGTAGCCTCTTTGATGAATCTCTCTTTGTAGATTCGCAACAGGTGCTCAGCGGCCGCGACGTAGCGTTCTTCCCTGTACCAGCCTTCGTTAATCGAGCCATTGCTTACGAGCCAGACCGTAAGCTTCGGAGACTCTTCGGCAGTTTTTATTCTCTCGGCCATCTGATCCCGTGCGTATCGCATCTGGTCCAGGGTAAGGGTCGCAACCCAAGCATCAGTTCCGATGCTTTGGGTGTGGCCGTATTCGCACTTAATTTCAGGCATGACTTCGTCCTGGCCGCTATAACGGCAAACTTAGAAGGGGGAGGGGTTGCGGGGATTTCTTGCTGGTGCCTTTGGCGATCGCTTCGAGTTTCTCGGCCATGGCCCACATGTCGTTGTTGTCGCGGCGTGATACCACTGCGGAGCGTTGGACGTTACGGTTTGTCAGGATCTTGGCAGCCAGCAGGATCAGTCAGGCCTCGATCTTGCGGCGGATGAGGCGCTTCACGGCTTCGCCCCATTCACTATGGTGAGTCCCTCTACAGTCTTGCTGTAAATGAACCTGAACTTCACCGGGTGCGCTGCTGCGATCGCACGTTGATTCTGTGTCGACAAGGTGCTGACTGGCTGGTAGACGGTTACCTGGCTTCCTGAATACTCCGGGCTACCCGCACTAGATGATGTATGTTGTTTGGTGCGATCGTAATAATTGTGTGGCAGTATGTTTTTAAGTGTGTCAATCATCAAGGTGTGAAATGGACGAGGCTTGTATAGATTTAAATGTTAAAAGAGGATTTGATCTTTTTGATGAGTCGGATCGAGGGGCGGCGATCGTAGGGGCTGCATTACTAGAAGATACCTTGGCAACATTACTCAAAGACAACATGTCTTCCGTCGCGATGTCGCAAAAGCAAGTCAGAGATATTTTCGATCTGAGCGGGCCTCTTTCAAATTTCTCAGCAAAAATATCAATTGCATTTGCATTTGCATTTATAGATAAAGTTACTTTTAATGATCTTCAAATAGTCAGAAAAATCAGGAATAGCTTTGCCCATTCCGCAGGTAAACTTTCTTTTGCTGATGTGAGTATAGCGTCCCAAGTACAGAATATGTACTGTTTTAGATATGCTAAAGATCAACTTCCATTTTTTTCGTCTGAGTGTAAATTAATGGTTGATGAGCATGGCAGAAGCTATGGAGAGCTATTACCTTTTAGCAAGGCTGCATTCTCGATTGCGATTCAGCACTTGCAAACTCGGGTGATGTTTTCTTCAACAATACGTAAGATGAGGCAGGATGGGATTGAGCTACCTCTCAGATTCATTGTTTTCAAAGATATTTATGATTCCTAACTGAAGCTCTAATGGGTGCCATCCTTTACCATGGGGCGTCCGCCAGTTTCGGCGGTGCACTTGAATTCAATATGGGGAAAAACAATTTAGAAACTTAGGTATTTTCCGAAAAGTTGGTTGATAATGCGAGGTGGGAGTTGCATTCAAAACTTCCATTTAGCGCTTGGGTCTAACTAGTATCCATTCCAAATTGGTAAATGAGATGTTTGGTGTGAATATATGGTGTGACTGCGCTCCTCTCGGTATGAGTATTGGTTAAAGGGGGGCGGTTGCACTCGCCCCCAGCAAGCTTTAGCCTGTATAAATCCGCTTGATTAAGCCGCAAAAGCTCCAAGCGTCAGCGGGGTCTCCGTACCAATCTGCGCATCGAGTACCGACTTGAACTCTTGCGCGATTTCTTCCCTCTGAACTTCTTCACCGATCCAGCGCAGTTTCAGCATTGGCTGAGCACCGCTGGTGATGACGGATACGCGCAGGGTTATATCGCGCACGCTCAAGCCCTCGTAAGGCATTATGGAGAACACCAGCGAGGCGGGCAGAGTCTCTTTGCTGGTTGCTTCGATCTGGTCCATCGCGCTGCGACTGGTGCGGGTTTCGCTGACGGCGTGATCACTTTCCGATGAGGCTTTGATGGTGATCGTGCGTACCGCAGCGATAGCTTTGGCGATGCTCATTGTCTGGCCGGCTTCGTCAGTGGCGCTCAACGAGGCATTCCAGTCTTCGATCCAGTCACTCAGGTCTTTCTGCGACAGCGCGCGCCCAGGGATGCCCTGGACAGCCTTGTAACCTGCTGACGGCTTGAGACGCAGAACTGCGCGATCATCTGCGTGCCCGGGTGCAACGTTTGTGCCAAGGTTGAAGATCAGCGTGCAGGTCATTTCGTCCTGATCGATAAAGCCTCGGGCGCCTTCAATAGCGCGTTCTTTGACGTAGGTACTGAAATCAATCAGAGAGTTAGTGGAAAGCACACCACGGAAGCGGCTGCGGCCCACCTGGTACTTTTCCAGATCAACCACTTTCACACCTTCAGGCAGGACGGCCGTTGGCGAGTAGGTCGACAGAGTTTTGCCAGCAGCCAAAAGGGCTGTGTCGGTGATTAGTTGAATTGCTTCTTGGCTTAGGGACATGGTTCAAGCACCTGTGAGAGCGGGTTTAAGTGCGCGGGGTGATTGGGGCTTCTTCTCGGCTGAAAAGCTGGTCGTGCTTTTCAGGAAACATGGCGATGCTGCCGCCGGTACCGACATGCATAGGGGTATCGAGCCGGGTGTTTTCGCTGCGAGTTCCACGCTTTGTGGGAACCTTGTAATCCAACTTGTGATTGATCTTTACCTGGCTGGACTCGCCGATCTGGGTGAAGTCGAGGGTAATCACCAGCTTTCCAGCTTTGCCGTGGTCGACTACGCCTGCAGCTACTTCTGAGAGGGCATGGCCGATTTGGCTGATGAAAGCACCTCCATTGAGGTCTTCGAGAAACTGCGCGGTATCAGTAGGTTTGGACATGGCTGTTGCTCCGGTCTGGCTTGGAGTCCGCTTGGCGGCAAGTGGTGTTGGGGCTGGCGAAGGCGTCGTTGCGCGGATGCGCTGGCACGTTTCAAATGTGACTTCCGAAGAAGACGAACACGGTCAGCGTGATGCCAAAGCGCAAAGTCCAACTGCTCAGGAATTTTCCGAACCGCTTAACGTTGAACTGCGCTTCTTTTGCCTCCAGCTCACGAGCATGAGCAGTGGCATTGTTGTGTCCGAAGCGCTCGGCTACGACCACGCCAGTAGCCCGATTGATCAGCGAGAAGGTGTTGTTCCCGCTTGGGCGCACGATGATCAGCGGTGCCAGTGGCGGCGGTTGTACACCGGGCTTTTGGTAGAACTCGGCCGTGGCCTGGTGGGCACGTGCGCGCAACCCGTCGAGAACGGTGATGCGCTGGGCGATTGATGGGTGCATGGTCGATCCTCGACAGGGTTACGGTTATTCGTCAGCACTCGTCACTGCGCTGTTTGCCGATGGGCGCGCAATCGAGTGCTGACGGATAAACCCAGGTATTAAAAAGCCCAGTCGAAACCGGGCTGTGTTGCACTCTTAAAACGCCACCGTATGTAAGAGCCTGGCTGTGCGGGCGTGCCCGTCTTTGTTTACTTGTGCATGGCGGAGTCCTCCGTTTTGGGCTTCAGTGGGGAAGGGGTGATGCAGGTGTCCAGCGTCTGCTGGGTTGGCGTCCGCATCGGTCTGTACTCAGGCGGGTTTATGCCGAAGATCAGACCGATACGGCCTGGTGCTGGGGAGTACCAGGGGGCTCGGGCAGTTAGCGACAGGCTGTCGTGGCGCTGGTTGATTCGATTAACCGACCAGATCAAATGAGTCAGCGCGGCGTGCCATTCTCAGTTCGCCGCTCCGTCGCTCAGTTGGGCGACGATCACGGCGAGCTATCCCGCTGTCATCAAGACCCTGCATGGTCATCACTGCGACCAGTAGCAGGCAGAGCGGGGTGATGATCTGCCGTCGCATCGCTTCGGCGACCATCGCGCCCTGGCGGTGAACGCCGAGCTTGAACATGGCGCAGGCCAGTCGCTTGACCACTGTGCCCGGCGCAATGCCGAACGCTCTGGCGATTTCCTTCGCGGTCATGCCTTGTGCCACGGCAAGAAGAAATTGCAGTTCCCGCGGCGCAAGGCCTCGGCCGAGATGGCCTTTCCATGCACCGTCTACGATTGTCGATTCCATGATGTTTACCCGGTTGTTTTCCCGATGCACCCGGCAAGCCAGGTGCAGCAGTGAAAGTGTCCGTTCTTAAAAGAGCTCTCATTACTGAGCCAGTCGATCCCCGTGAGGGGGCTGGGGTCAGGTTTCCCCCTGGCCGTGGTAGCCGGTGAGTCTCCGGCTTGTTGCCGGTGTGGTCCGGCGATGGCGCAAACAATACCAATGGCAATATTAATTGTAAATGCCAATGGTAATAATATTTTCGTTAGGCATGAAAAAACCCGCGCTTTGCGGGTTTCTATCTGGGTCAGATGAGAGCTTTCAGGTGCAGCGCCTGACGCTAGATGGGAGCAGACTGTCCGAAAAGTGGGGATTTGCATTCCACTTGCCCACCCGTTTACATCGCAATTGACCACCCATTTGCATTCGACTTGACCAGTACATTGGATGACTTTGACCGGCAGAAATCGGCCATAAGCGGACATGGACAAGCGACCGCCGTCGGCCAGAAACAGACATTGCTGACTCGAGCGGTCCCTAAGCGTGATGGTGGCTGAATAACATTAGGTAGCCGATCAGAGGCCCAAGCGATTGGACTTGCCGCACCTGACCGACTGCGGTATATCCCCAAGAACGGTGACGATCATTGCTGCGATCGAGGGACTAGCTATATTGGGTCGTTTTCAGCCCGTGGTGGCGGACCGCTTTTGGCGATAATTTATAACTTCCAGGCTCTGAAGTATTTATGCATTATCCAGTCTTGCTAACATGATCTGATTTACTGCAGGCTATTGATAAAAGACTTTGCGCCATCAAAACTAAATTTTATCTCCCGTTTGCCGAAAAATTTTGACCAGTGAGACATTAATTCTGCTCTATTTTCCACGGAACGATAATCAACCACGTGAATTCTTGCACTTTTCCTTGTCATTCTCGATAGCAGTTGGCGCATTTCAAAATCAGCATAGGGTAATGAGTACCCTATAAATACAATTTCGTCCGCTTCCGAAATCTCTATACCAGCGTTTTGCCAGACAATCCTGTACTGCGGATTAGATAAATCCTTTAAGTAAGTTGGCATTATTAGATTTGGGGAAAGTTTGTGCCTGCCATGTTCTTCAGGAAAATTCTTATCGCAGTGTCGGCATGACGTGGAATTCTCAAAATTCCGCATGGCGTCTTTTTCAAAAAACTTAGCATACAGCCTTGCGCACCTTGGACATTGCAGCCAATTAAGAGACCCATGGAGCTTTAAGAGCTTCACATTGAACCCGCCTTGGCCAAGCTTTTCAAGCCCAGGAACAACCGTATCGTCGTTCTCGTCTCTAGAGCTTATATAGCAGCAGTAGTCTACTACCCCGTTGTAGTCATTGTTCGAGTGCAGTGATTTGTAAATTGAGTTGTCGAGCAAGATGTCCCAGTTCGTACTTATTACGCTAACAGGATCTTTCCTCTTATACTCAACTCCTGCTCGGACTGAAGACTCTCTGGTCAAGTAGCTCGCAAAATGGTCTATATAGTCTTTAGTTTTTGTTGTTTCGTTTAGCAAAAGCTGTATTGTGCGCCCGACGACATAGAACACCGATTCGCGGACTTTCATTATCTTGTCCAAGCTGATCCCTCTGAACTGCGAGCTTTCAGCCAGACACCGATCTAAAGGAGTAAAGATATCTTCAAGATCAATATTTGAAAACATATCCTCAGAGATATTTAACTGCTGTTCAATGAAGCATGTAAATTCTTCAAATTTATTCTGTTCAAAGTTTGCGAGGTTTGATTTATGCAGTCTGAATGCCTCGCGTATAATAGCGGCTTGTGTCGGTGCACCTGCTTCGACAGAGAATCCTGCCCCTAAAATATATACGGTCTTCATGTTGTTTTTAATTCTCAATGTTAAGCATAGTCTATATTTTTTTCAAAAGGCTAAAGGGATGTTTACACTCCAAACCTGCCTTTTATGTTTTTCCTTACCGGCTGGCTATTTTTGTCGTCCGCCCCTATCCAGGATCCCATAGCCAATTCCATGTTAGATCTTGCCATTCCGCCGATATGATGTGAATCGCTCCAGGCCAGTAAGGCATCGTTAGGGATCCTCCGAACAAGTTTTTTTTCGTTAAAGGAGACTGCTGAAGCCCCCGGATTTATAGGGGGCGGATCAGCTCAAACCGACTTGTCCGGAGGATCCTTAGGGGCGCAATGGGTCGAAAGCAGTCCTGCCTGAGCGACTCCTTCTGGCCGATTGCTGCCCCTCGTAAAGGGTAGCTTTGGGTCGGTTTCTGCCGGTGAAAACCACCCGATGTGCTGGTCAAATCCAATGCAAACGACTGGTCAAGTCGAATGCAATTGGGTGGTCAAGTCCGTGCAATTAGGTAAAAAGAGCTTCTTGCCAGGCATACTCACCAATGATGGCTATCGGGCTCCCCGATTCGCGCAACTCAACGGCTCTCATGATCTTTAAGCCATAGCTGCTATGGCGCCACTGATCGTTCCCGACACTACCTACCACCAGGTAGTGGGTCTTCTTATTGATCCCGCCACCAATCAATCCGCCGCGCTCCTCAATAAGCGCCTGGCAGTCCTTGCGCGGCCCGTAGGCCATAACACCCGTGAAAACGAACAGACGCTCTTGCCAGATTATTTCTGGAATTGGCATGTTGAAGGGGAGGTCGTTCGGGGCGGTAAAGCTGGTTTCGGTGGTTTTGCTCTCGGCTTTACCTTGGCCAAGGCTCAGGCCTGAGAAATTTTGCAGCATTGCCAAAAGTTCTCTCGACTCCTCAGCATCCAAGACCCCATCGGAAAGCATGTTTGATAGGCGGCGATAGAGGATATTGACGACAGGGTCTTCTAGATGCAGAAGATTTTTGGCGATCCATTCTTCAAGAAAAATGGCTTCTTTCAAGGTGACGACACCGTCCGAAACAATGCCGGCTGCCAAGCCTACAAGGGCGTCAGCAGAGCGCCTATCAATGCGGTCTTCATGGAAAAAGCGACTCTTCTGAAACTCCTGATGCAGGTCCACCATTTAAAGCTCCTTCTTCAATGTTGTTAGTTTCGGACTCATTCAGGATTTTACGAATGTCCGGAGTGAAGGTCACGATCATCTGCGTTTTTACACATTTGATAGTTACTTCTGAATCCAAGGCGATGCTTAGATCTTCCCCGCGCAGCCCCTGCCATTGGGCCAGATAGCGCAAGGAGCCGAATTTTTCGCGCTTAACCAGAGTGCGATCGCTCCCACCTTTCCAGTTCAGGGGAGGGAGCTCTCCGGCCAGCGTTCGCGATGCCAAGTCGGGTTTCTGGATGGCAAGATTTCGACCAATTTCCCAGTTTTTTATCAGTCCAGAATCTGGACCTAGCCAAGTCTCGTGCCAGCTGAGGTTTGACCTTGCCGGCTCTGCATGGGATCGCTGAATTAGTCGGTTTGTCTCAGGTGATTCAATCTGGGTCATCCAAGGGTCCATCCTGCAGATTCTTTGTTAGAGCTTCTTCACATCCCAGGCCAAGAGGACGCGGGCGTGGACGTGCATGCGTTCCAGTTGTTCGCCATGTAGATCAATCGGGCGGTAGATCGGATTGTCAGAAATCATCGACAAGGACTTGCCGGTGATTCGCTGCAAACGCTTGATAAACAGGTCGCCGTCGAGGGTGAAAACATAAATGGCATCTGTTTTTATTTCAGTAATGCCGCGATCAATCAGAAGGGACGCACCATCGCTGAAAGTGCCTTCCATGCTGTCGCCGTCGCCAGTAATGATTGCCAGATTCTCGAGTTTTGAATAATGGACTCCCCGGCGTGCGAGCCAGTCCAAATGCACCGTAATGTCACGGATCACATCAATGTGTCCGTCTGGCGCTGCTATGCCTCGGCCCATGGATGCGGAGACATCCAGACGGGGGATGGTCACGTATCCCTCGCTGTCGGGCTTTCTGGTGAAGTCGACAGTGATTACGTTGTCTTCTTTGACGGTCTGCGGGCCGATAGCCTGGGCGATTTTTGTCATTTCTTCGGCGAGTCGCTCACTGAATGCAGAAACATCGACGCCGAGAATTTTCGCAAAGCTCGCGGCCACTGCAGCATTGAGCGGGTTAATACCGTTTAGGTAATGGCTTACGGAGCTCTGGTTCATTTCCAAAGCATGAGCAAGCTTCTCCTGGGTTAAACCAAGCTCATTTTTCTTCGCGTTAAAGATTGCCTTGAGTCGCTGGCACTCTTCTTTCTTTTCGGGGGGTAGCGGCTTTTTGCTCATGGCCGAATCCTATTCCCATCGGTAATAAAGCATCAAATGCCATTGGCATTTACATTTAAAAATGCCATAGGTAATATCTCGCCATGAAAACCATGGAGAGAACTCCTGTGAAGAGAACCCACATCACTCATTTTGCTCAGGAGTTTGGGCAATGTGAGGCGGCAGCCTTACTAAAAATGACTCAAGGCGCGCTCAGCAAAGCCATACGCCGTGGTCGGGACGTATACGTCACCAAGCACGCGGATGGCTCGTACACGGCAGAGGAGGTGCGTTCATTTCCTTCGCAGAATCCAGCAAAAAACCAATCACCTGAAGCTGTCGCCGTCTGAGAAATCAAGACGGCCAGCTTTGCGTGCCTGGCAATTATCAATTCTTCCGAACTTACCCAACAGCACCTCGGATTAGCTGTTAATCCATCCAGTTACCAAATCGCAGGCAAAAAAAAGCCGGTGGCTAGACCGGCTTCTTCACAACATATTTCGGGGGCCATTATGTGCACCAATTGTTCATCACGCAACACCGCTGACGTGATACCTCGCCTTGCGCCCTTACTTTCTACGACCACCGCACAGGAGGCCGTGTAATGGCCCGCATCCGCACGATAAAACCCGAGTTCTGGACCAGTGAACAGGTCATGGAATGCAGCCCTTTGGCACGCCTGTTGTTTATCGGCGTGTGGAATTTCTGCGACGACGCAGGCAACCACCCCATGTCGGCCAAGACCCTGAAGGCTCTGGTGTTCCCAGGCGATGACATCACCTCGGCGAAAGTCGCTGAACTGCTCGCCGAGCTGTCAATGAACGGGCTGATCGACCTCTACGAGGTGTCGGGTAAAGAGTACCTGCACGTCAACGGCTGGAAGCATCAAAAGATCGATCGGCCGACGATTAAACACCCTGCATATCGACTGACTATCGACGCTGATTCGGAGAGTGCTCGACGAGCCCTCGCCGAGGAACCGCCAGAGCCTAGACGAGCCCTCACCCCCGGAAGGGAAGGGGAATATAAGGGAGAAAACCCACCCAACGCGCACGAGCCGTTCGATCCACGCGAAATGGTCGCCATGACCCTGGACTGGTTGCCCGATCCGGAAACCCTAAAAACCTATGCCGTTCACGTTGGCCTGTCTGGCGCTCTGTTCACTCCAGCGGTGATTGCCCTGTTCACCTGCCACTACGAGCCGAAGGGTGTGATCAACACCCAGGCCGAGTGGGTGAGCATGCTGGTCAAGTGGGTGCAGCGTGATCAGGTCAAGACCGCCGGAACCAACGTCAGCCGCTTCCCGGGCAAGCCCCGTTCTGACGAACCCTTTGACGATGAAAACACCGACTGGCTGCATCAGGAGGCCTCCCAATGAACCAAGTTTCAGTAATCGCCACCGGCCTGTGGGCCAAGGTGCAGACCGGCCAATTTATCGCTGCCGGTGAAAGCGAGAGCATCCAGCCCGCCACCGAGCTATCCCAGGCCACGGCCAAAGTCATCAACGGCCTGTTCCGTGAACTGCGCTCGATCTTCCCGGCGTGGAAGCAGGCTTGGCCGGATATGGCGACCTACAAAGCCGCCAAACAGCAGTGGATGCGCGGGTTTCTTGAGGCCGGGATCTGCAGCACTGAGCAACTGCGCTTCGGCTTGATGCAGGCGCGCCAAGCCGCCAAGAACTTTGTGCCGAACGTGGGTGTGTTTATCGGCTGGTGTACGCCGACAGCGGAAATGCTCGGCCTACCGAGGTTGGCTGCGGCCCATCGCGAGGCTTGCCGTAACGCCCATCCGTCGATGGCCGGCCAGGCCAAGTGGACCCATGACGCGGTGTGGCACACGGCCAAAGAGTGCGGTTTTGAAAACCTCAACCGGCTGTCCCATGACCTGAGCATCAAGCTGTATGAGCGCAACTACACGATCACGGTGCGTCGCATTCTGGCGGGCCTGCCGTTGCAGAAAATGCCATTGGCTTTGCCGCCACGGGCCTTTGAACGCAGCGCGCCGGAAGTGGGCAACAAAGCCTTGGCGGCGCTGCGGGCCATGCGTTCGGGAGGTGCAGCGCATGCCTAACCCTCATCTGGCCCCGGTTGAACTGAGTGCCTATCGCTGGGCCGTTCACTGCTGCTCGTACAAGCTCGACTTGAGCCACAAACCCGACCGGGCCGTGGCCCTGTTTGAGCATGAAAGTGCGGCACACACGTTTGGTCGCCTGATGTGGCCAACCACTTACGAGGTTGTCGACCGGCAACCCCAGCAGGAAGGTGACCGTTGAACACCAAAATCAAAACCCTGACCGTGAAGCTGTCCGACGCGGAGATTGGGCGCAATGCGAAGCTTGAGCATGTGCGCGACCTGCGGGATGCCGGTCACCCGGCGTTGCACTTTCGCTTCTCCAAGAATCGCACCCGTGGCTCCTGGTACTTGCTCAGCAAGCGCCGCTGGCACCGCATTGGAGCCTTTCCGGACTTGAGCGCCAAGCAGGTTCTGGCCGAGCTGCCAGCCGTGCGCCTGCGTGTATCTGCTGATGCGGGCTCGACCATTTCCCAGTGGGCCACCACTGGTGAGCTGCTCACCTGGTATGCCGATCGCATGGCCCGCGACCGCAGCTTGTCGGCCAAGCGCAAGAACACCGGTGCTTCGGCCATGAAGTGCCACCTGCTGCCGCGCCTGGGTGACTTGCCGCTGGTTGAGGTCAACAAGGCCACGCTCGATACCCTGTTCATGTGGCCGCTGCAGGAATCCCTCTCAATCGATTACGTGCGCCTGGCGTTCCAGTTGCTGGCTCTGGCATTTCGTCAGGCGTTGAAGCTGGGTCTGATCACGTCCAATCCAATGGTGGGCATCAAGTTCAGTGACTTCTCCAAGGCCAAGGTAGGGATCAAGCCGTCGCGCCTGCGCGGTGTGCAGTTGCAGGATCTGCTGGGCGAACTGGGCCGGGCCATGACGAGCGATCCGGCTGACGCCATGCTTGCGTTGATAATGTTGTGCCATGGCACCCGGATCGGGGAGACCCGGCAAGCGCGCTGGCCGCATATCAGCCTGGCCGAACGCGAGTGGTTCATTCCAGCGGAGCACACCAAGACCGGCGTGGAGCATCACCTGCCATTGACCGACCAGGTGCGCAGCCTGTTGATCCAGTACCGCGAAATACAAACCGCCCGTGGCTATGACGGCCAGTACCTGTTCCCGGCACGCAACGGTAAGGCCTTGAGCGAAGGGCAGGCCAGTGCTGTGTTCACCCGGCTGGGAAAGGGCGAGTGGACCAGTCACGACCTGCGCAAGGTGGCCCGTACCGGCTGGGCAGACCTCGGCATCGACCACCTGATCGGTGAACTGCTGATCAATCACGCGATGGGTCACAACGTGAAGGTGTACATCCAGTCGGACGTGATGGGCCGCAAGCGTGACGCGCTGGAAAAGTGGCACGCCCATCTAGACCAAAAGGGTTTCAGCCTGATCCACGGGCAGACAGGCGTTAGATTCGGAGAATCCGGTAATACGCTGGAAGCCACTAACGGCGTGGCTTGCAGCGCTATTCAGAAAACAACCATAGGTGAGGATTAAAAATGATGATTCGCAAAACGCTGCACCGACCTTTGGGTGATACCGAACACATGCTTGAGCAATGGGGCTGGTGGCGAATGGACGGGATGGGGATTCCCAGCTATGCCTCGCCAATGCTGGCCTTGATGCGTGACGCGCTGCCTTCCAGCACGAAGTCTTACACCATCACTGATGAGCTGGCCTGCGCCGTTGACGGGGCGTTGGCCAAGCTGTGCAAGCGTGACCAGCAGATGGGTGACATGGTGTGGCTTTACTACGGATCCAAGTGGCCGGCAGTGCGGGTGGGTCGGCACTTCAAGGTGAGTGAGATGAAGGCGCGAGAGCTGATCAAGGCGGGTGTGGCCTGGATCGACTGCGCTCTCGAGACCCTGCGCGAAGCTGCGTAAAAAGAGTTGCCCATATGGAATAGCTCTGTTTTCATAGCACTGTGTTTAGCTGTTACAGCGGGACACCACAGAGAAAGCTCGGCCTTATGCCGGGCTTTTTGCATTTTAAGAATCACTCCTTCTGTTGTATTCGAATATTCCGCCTCCATATGCATATCGACCAACAGGAGATTCAAAATGAGCGATTCATTGAAGCTAGGCGATATTGTGCGGTACAAGCTGACCGGTGAATTAGAGACCGTCAGTGATGAAGGTCCTATTGCTGTTGGTGGTGTTGGCGCGATCGGTGTTAGTTCTCGGACCGCTTACAAGACGCCACTCAGCCATGACCATGTAATATGCAAGGTCTTTTCAGGGGCTGAGCTTAAAAACAATAGGCGTAAAAAAACTGAGCTGGAATTCGTTAGCTCTGGTAACCATTTTGAATTTAAAGAGTCCGATAAGGTTCGCCTCGCTTCGGGAGGCCCGCTTATGCTCATCACGCGCCTTGGTCCGAAACAGGTTGGCGGTGCTGCAATTGGAGTGAGCGGTAGCATTCGGAGAGTCAGCGGCTCTGTCCGGCATGACCTTATTGGCTGCAAGTGGATTAAGGGTAAAGGCGAAATGACTGAGGAGTTTGAAGTTGGAACTCTGATCCCTGCGGAATAACACCGACCTCGTCACTCGAACCCCGGCCTTTGCCGGGGTTTTTTATTTCCTGCTCCCAATAAAGGGAGGATAAAGAGATACACGAACATGCCTGATAAGCCAGACACCTGGGTGATAGTGCTCGCGTGGCTGAGTCAGCACTCGCCGACGATCTATGCCGCCACACTGTCCTTTGTAATGGCGGCGCTGCGGATCATCTACGGCGGCGGCACTCGGCGGCAGGCAATGCTCGAAGCAACCATCTGCATGCTGCTCACCACCAGCCTGATTGCGGTGCTGGAGTACTTCGGCCTGCCGTCCAGTCTGGCCACACCGGCAGGCATCTGGATTGGTTTCTTGGGTGTGAAGAAGATCGCCGACCTGGCTGACCGCTTCGCTGACCTCAAGCTGCCACGGCGGTCCGAGTGATGGTCTGCAGCGGATGCGCCGCCCGGCGCGAACAACTCAACAAGTGGAAGGCGATTGCATATGAGCGAGCAGCAGAGCTCTTTGGCTGGCCTGCTCAGCCAGGTACTGGCCGAACAGATCAAGCAGACAGCGATCCTCCAACGGATGGCGACCCAGCAGACCCAGTTGATCACAGCCTTGGCCGAGGAGGGGATTGAGTCGGACCCAGAGTCAGCGCCACCGACCTACATGAGCGGCGCACCGCGCCATCCAGCATGAGCCGCCTCAAGACACTGGCCACACGCCTGCAACCCCAAGCCAATCGCATCGCAACCGCAGTGCCTGGGTCATGGCGCAGCGACAAGGCCACCTCGACCCAGCGCGGTTACGGTTACGCATGGCAACAGGCGCGACTGGTGTACCTCAATGCTCACCCTCTGTGTGTCTACTGCCAGCGTGATTATCGGGTGACAGCGGCCAGCGTGGTCGACCACATCATTCCGCACCGTGGCGACATGACTCTGTTTTGGGACCGCACCAACTGGCAGTCGCTGTGCAGACCTTGCCACGATATCGTAAAAAAACGAGAGGAATCAGCAGGTTGCACGACCTTGTAATGTCAATCTTTATTGTTCGTTTTGGGCGAAAACATGCGAATAAGAATGTTTATCAATAAAGTTGTTGCAATTAATTCGCATTTGTGGTTTTGAGAATTATTCTTATTTGATTTAATGAGAATATTTCTCATCTGATTGAGGGGGGAGGGTAAAACTCCAGAGGTCTTTTGCTCCTAGACCACCCATCCCCGCACGCGCACATTTTTTCCCCTTTTCAGGAATTTTTGTTAATGGCTTTAACACCCAAGAAGCGGGCATTCGTCGACGCTTTGCGGGGCGGTGCCTCAAACAAGGACGCAGCCATCGCCGCAGGCTACGCGGCGTCCAGCGCATCGGCTGCCGGATCACGGCTTGCCAAAGACCCTTACGTCATGGCCGCAATGGCCGGGACCACCTTTAACAAAAAAGTTAACAAAATTGTTAAAGCTCCTGCAGCGCAACAACCGACTACCGAGGCGCCGCAATCAGCCGAACCCGACGACAGCCCGGCCTTCGATTTGAGCAAGATCATGTCCTACTCCGATCCGAAGGCCTTCCTGTTGGCAGCCATGAATGATCACGAAACGGAAAAAAAGCTGCGGGTAGATGCTGCCAAAGCGCTGATGCCTTTTATGCACCCGCGCAAAGGCGAGACCGGCAAAAAGACCGAACGCGAAAACGCGGCGAAGGTTGCCGGGGCAGGGCGCTTCGGCTCAAGCCCACCCCCATTGAAGGCGGTCAAGTAAATGCAATGGACGACTGCCTGCCCGGACTGGGAGGAAAAACTGCGCCTGGGGCAGTCGATTATCCCGCGCCCATTGTTTCCGCAGGAGGCCGAAGACGGTCTGGCGGTGTTGCGCGAACTAAAGATCGTCGACGCCCCGGGCAGCCCGACCATTGGTGAGTCCTGCGCCGAGTGGGTGTTCGACTTCGCCGGGGCGATCTTCGGCGCCTACGACTACACAACCGGGCGCCGGATGATCTCGGAATACATGCTGTGTATCCCGAAGAAGAACTCCAAGTCGACCATTGCCGCCGGGATCATGCTCACCGCGCTGATCCGCAATTGGCGCATGTCGGCCGAGTTCATCATCCTGGCCCCGACCAAGGAAATTGCTGACAACTCGTTCAAGCCTGCGGCCGATATGGTCAAGCACGACGAAGAGTTGCGCGACCTGATGCACGTCCAGCCGCACTTGCGCACCATCACCCACCGCGAAACCGGCGCCACGCTCAAGGTGGTGGCCGCCGATGGCGACACGGTGGGCGGCAAAAAGGCCGTGGGCGTGCTGATCGATGAGGCCTGGCTGTTCGGCAAGAACGTCAAGGCGCCGGACATCATCCGCGAAGCCACCGGCGGTCTGGCGTCACGGCCTGAAGGCTTTGTGATCTGGCTGACCACGCAGTCCAACGAGCCGCCTGCCGGTGTGTTCCGCGAAAAGCTCAAGTACTCCCGCGCTGTGCGTGACGGGCGTATCGATGACAACCAGTTCCTGCCGGTGATCTACGAGTTTCCCCAGGCGATGATCAAAAGCGGCGAAGCCCGCCTGGTTGAGAACTTCCACCTGGTGAATCCGAACATGGGGTTCTCGGTGGACGAAGCCTTCCTGCTGCGCAGCTTCAAAATGGCGCAGGAAGCGGGCGAAGAAGAGCTGCGCGGCTTTCTGGCCAAGCACGCCAATATCGAAGTCGGTCTGGCGCTGCTGTCCGAACGCTGGGCCGGGGCGGACTTTTGGGAGGTGCAGGGCAAGCGCCCTGGCTTGAGCTTCGATGACCTGCTACGCCAGTGCGAAGTGATTGATATCGGCATCGACGGCGGCGGGCTGGATGACTTGCTGGGCTTTGCAGCGGCTGGTAGGCATCGGGTGACACGCGAGTGGTTGTTGTGGAATCACGCTTGGGCTCACCCCTCGGTGTTGGTCCGTCGCCAGTCCGTCGCTGCCAACTTCCACGACTTTGCCAAAGACGGAAACCTCACCCTGGTCGACCAGATCGGTCAGGACGTGGAGCAGGTAGCCAATCTGGTTGCCCGGGTTGAGCAATCCGGCCTGCTGGACAAGGTCGGGCTCGACCCGGCGGGTATCGGCGCGATTCTCGACGCCCTGGTCGAAGCCGGCGTACCCGAAGAAAAGGTCATTGGTATCTCTCAGGGCTGGAAGCTCGGCGGCGCAATCAAAACCGCTGAGCGAAAGCTGGCCGAAGGCACCTTGATCCACGGCGGCCAGCCAATGATGGCCTGGTGCTGCGGCAACGCCAAAGTCGAGCCACGTGGCAACTCGATCCTGATCACCAAGCAGGCGTCGGGCTCGGCCAAGATCGATCCACTGATGGCCACGTTTAACGCGGTGACGCTGCTGTCACTGAACCCTATGCCCTCGGCAAACATCGATGACTTTCTCAACCGACCAATGAGTATGTAATGGCAGACACCGACTACAGCATTGACCTGCGCACCCGCAGTCCTTTCTGGGCGCGTATGGCGAGCTTCTTCGTTGGTGGGCGCCTGGTTTCTCCCGAAAAGGGCTCGCAGACCGGGCCTGTCTCCGCTACCGGCGTGGTGGGCGACTCAGTCGTCAACGATGAGCGCTCGCTGCAAATCTCCACCGTGTTCGCATGCGTGCGACTGATCTCCAGCGTCACGGCCTGCCTACCACTGGATGTATTTGAAACCAAGGGCGAGGACCGATCCAAGGTTGGCTTTGATAACCCGCTGGCCCGCTTGCTTCGTTACAGCCCCAATCAGTTTATGACCGCCTTCGACTTCCGCGCCGCCATGACCATGCAGCTTTGCTATTACGGCAATGCCTACGCGCTGATCGAGCGCAATAGTGTTGGCGACATCATCAGCCTGGTGCCGCTGATGTCAGTCAATATGGACGTGCGACTAGAGGGCAAGCGGGTTGTGTACCGCTACCGCCGTGACAGTGAATATGCCGACTTCAAACAGTCGGAGATTTTCCACCTCAAGGGCTTTGGCTTTAACGGGCTGGTGGGACTTTCTCCGATTGCCTTCGGCGCCAAAACAGTCGGTGTCGCGGTGGCGATGGAGGATCAGCAGCGCGACTTCTATGCCAATGGCGCGAAGTCGCCGCAGATCCTGATGACCGGCGATGGCAAGACACTCAACAAGGCCCAGCGCGATCAGCTTGAGGAGAACTTCAAGGAGATCTCCGGCGGGCCGGTTAAAAAGCGCCTGTGGGTGCTGGAGGCGGGGTTCACCACCCAGGCCATCGGCGTCAGCCCGCAGGACGCCGAAACAATGGCGGCGCGCAAGTTTCAGGTCAGCGAGCTGGCCCGGTTCTTCGGCGTACCGCCGCACCTGGTGGGCGATGTCGAAAAGTCCACCAGTTGGGGCTCCGGCATCGAGCAGCAGAACCTCGGTTTCCTGCAGTACACCCTGGACCCATATCTCGAAATCTGGGAAACCAGCATTTTGCGCTGGCTGATCAAGCCCGCGGACTTGGGCCGCATCCACGCTGAACATAACCGCGACGGATTGTTGAGCGGTGACTCGACGGCTCGGGCCAATTACATGAAGACCAAAATCGACACGGGCCTGCTCACGGTGAACGAGGGCCGGCGCGTTGATAACCGGCCGCCACTCCCCGGCGGTGACGTCGCAACCCGGCAGTCTCAGAACGTGCCGCTTACCCAACTTGGCAAAACAGACCTCGCACCCAGCGGGGTTTAGTTTTTCTGGAGACTGAAATGCCGAGCATTTGCAAAACACTGGCCTTCGATCAGGCCGCAATCAAGTTTTCCAGCGGCGGCGCCCAGGGCATTTTCGAAGGCTATGCCAGCGTCTTCAGCGTGGTCGATAGCGACGGCGACATTATCGAGCCGGGCGCCTTTGCTGCCGCGCTGAAAACCCAATCCCGGGCCGTGGCCATGTTCTTCAACCACCGGCGCAATGAAATCCCGGTAGGCAAGTGGCTGGATCTGTCGGAAGACAGCACCGGCCTGCATGTTCGGGGTGAGCTGACCCCCGGCAACCCGCAGTCGGACGCCCTCAAGGCGGCAATGATCCACGGCACCGTGGGCGGCATGTCGGTGGGTTTCTCGGCGGCAAAAGGTGACTGCGCACCCATTGCGACCGGCTATTCGTTCAAAAACGTCTCCCGGTTGAGCGAAATCAGCATCTGCACTTTCCCCGCGAATGAGCACGCCACGGTATCTGCTCTCAAGAGCATGGACACCATTGAAACCATCCGTGACGCGGAGAACTGGCTGAGAGACTCCGCCGGGCTCTCCAAGTCGGAAGCGTTGGCGTTTATCGCCCGCATCAAGTCCGCAGTTCGGAGCGACTCCGAAGGTGGCGAAATCAACGCGATCCTTGATCGCATCAAGTCCTTCCCATCTGTAGGAAACTAATTCATGTCCGAATTGGCTGATATCCAAAAGGCAATCGAAACCGCGCAAACGAACATGACCCAACTGTTCGATGCGCAGAAAAAAGAGATCGCCGCCACCGGCGAGATCAGCAAGAAACTGCAAACCGACCTGCAGACCGTTCAGGCCGACCTGACCAAATCCAGCACCCGGTTGTTTGATCTGGAGCAGAAACTGGCGGCTGGCAGCCTGGACAACCCTGAGACCAAAAAGTCTTTCGCCGAGCGCACCGCTGAAGACCTCAAGAAGTCCTGGAACGGCTCGACCTCCGGGAAAGTTGACGTGAAGACGTTCAACAAGGCTTTGGGCAGTGGCGCGGGCTCTGCCGGCACGCTGATTCAGGCTCAGCAAAACCCTGGCATTCTGATGCCCGGCCTACGCCGCCTGACCATTCGTGACCTGTTGGCCCAGGGCCGCACCACGTCCAACGCAATCGAGTACGTTCGTGAAAACGTCTTCGTCAACAGCGCCGCATCGGTGGCTGAAGGCACTTTGAAGCCTGAATCTCAGCTGACCTTCACAAAAGAAACCGCCAACGTCAAAACCATCGCTCACTGGATTCAGGCTTCGCGCCAGGTGATGGATGATGCGCCGATGCTGGAGTCCTACGTCAACAACCGCCTGCTGTTTGGTTTGGCGCTTGTTGAAGAAGGCCAACTGCTCAACGGTGACGGTACTGGCGACAACCTGATTGGCCTGAACAAGGTGGCCACGGCCTACGATGCAGGCCTGGATGTCGAGGGCGATACCCGCGCCGACCAGATTGCCCATGCGATCTTCCAGACCAGCGAGTCCGAGTTTGAAGCCTCTGGCTTGATCCTTAACCCCCGTGACTGGCACGCCATTGCGCTGCTGAAAGACGCGGATGGCCGTTACATCTTCGGTGGCCCAGCTGCATTTGCGGCGAAGGTCATGTGGGGCCTACCGGTGGTGGCCACCAAGGCCCAGGCGCTGGGCACCTTCACCGTTGGCGGTTTTGATCTCGCTTCGCAGGTATGGGATCGCATGGACGCCACGGTCGAGGTCAGCAATCAGGACCGCGACAACTTCGTCAAAAACATGCTGACCATCCTGTGTGAAGAGCGTTTGGCCCTGGCTCACTACCGTCCAACCGCGATCATCAAAGGCACTTTCAACCCAGCTGCAGGCGGCTGATTATCGAGGCGGGGCAGGCAACTGCCCCGGTACCCGCAATGACCAAAATTCGCGCACTGCGTCAGTTCTCGCACTATCACGCTGGCAGCTTCAACCAGTTCGAAGTGCGGGTGGTTAAAGACGAATATGCAGAAGCATTGATCGGGATGGGCTTGGCAGAAGACGTCGATGCCGATCCAATCCTGAAGCCAGAGCCAGAGCCAGAGCCAGAGCCAGAGCCAGAGCCAGAGCCAGAGCCAGAGCCAGAGCCAGAGCCCACAACTCCGGTCGACCTTGAGAAGAAAGGCTCGAAAAAATGACCATCATCGTCGCGGATCTGCTGTCGATTGAGCTGATGCGCAAGCACCTGCGGGTCGATCACCAGGAGGACGACGACCTGATCGAGCTGTATGCCGAGTCTGCTTTGGCCTGGGCCTTGTGGTTCTGCGACAACCCTGCATTTCTTCAAGCCAGCGACATACCCGCATCATTCAAATCAGCACTGCTATTGCTGCTTGGCAACTCCTACGCCGTCCGCGAAGCGGTTGTTGTGGGCACCACGGCGGACAAGGTGCCGCTCGGGGTGGAGTCGTTGCTGTGGTCGTCACGCAACTTCACTGGCCCGGCCAGAAAGGAGCCTGAGCCATGAGAGCAGGGGATCTGCGGCACCCGGTCGTCATCCAGCACCAAACCACACAGCAAGACCCGGCCACAGGCGAGGTGGTAACAGCCTGGGTCGAGTTTGCGCGTGTATGGGCGGCAGTCGACCCGCTCAGCGCCCGGGACCTGATTGCCGCGCAAGCCAACCAGTCCCAGGCCAGCGGGCGTATCACCATCCGCTATCGTCCGGGCGTGCTCCCGACCATGCGCATCCTGCATCGCGGGCAAATCTTCACAATCATCGGTCAGCCGCTCCCGGACAGAAACTCGGGCCTGGAGTACCTGACCCTTGTGGTCGCTACGGGGGTGAATGATGGCTGACGGTATGCAGTTCAATATCCAAGGGCTCAATGGCGTGGTCGACAAAATGCGCACCCTGGGCCCACGGCTGCAAAAGAAAGGTTTGCGCAAAGCGGCGCGGGCGGCGATGAACATCGTGCGTGATGCTGCGAAAGCCAATGCCAAGACCATCGATGACCCTGCCACCAAAGAGAAGGTGTTCCGCAACTTGGTCACCCAGGAGTCGAGCAAGCAGTCCAAGCGCGAAGGCGGGGTGGTGATGCGGGTCGGTGTGCGCGGCGGCTCGGGGTCAAATCAGCACAGCAAGGGCGCCTCCGGCAACCCGGGCGGCGACACCCGGCACTGGCGTTATATCGAGTTCGGTACCGAGCACAATCCGGCGGCGCCATTTATGCGCCCGGCGTTCTCCAGCAATGTGCAGGCGGTTACTGATCGCTTTGTCGCGGTGCTGAATACTGAAATCAACGCTTTGCTGGGGGCACGCTGATGTACGCGCCGATCTTCGCCGTGTGCGCCGCTGACCCGGCGGTAACGGCTTTGCTGGGCGTTTCGCCTGTGCGGATCTACCCCTTTGGCGAAGCGCCTCAAGGCGTCATCAAGCCCTATGCGGTATGGCAAACGTTCGGCGGAAACCCTGAAAACTATCTGGCGCAACGCCCGGACATCGACGGTTTCAGCCTGCAAATTGATGTCTATGGCGTGTCCGTGACACAGACCCGTGACACGGCCAAAGCCATCAGGAACGCCATTGAACTCAAGGCCAATATTGTGCGCTGGGGTGGCGACTCGCACGACCCGGCCACCAAAACCTACCGCTACAGCTTCGATGTGGACTGGCTGGTACCGCGCTAAAACATCACCGACCCCTGGCCCGCCTTGAGCGGGCTTTTTCGTTTAAAGGAGACACCCATGTCCGTTCTCACACAAGGCACGCAGGCTTACATCCTCGTGCCGGCTTCGCCCGGTAGCGGCCCGCTGACCGTCATGGAGGTGGAGTGCATCACCACCTTCGACCCGGCGGGCTCACCGGCAGACCAGATCGAAGACACCTGCCTCAGCCATAAAGATCGCCGCTACAAGAAAGGTTTGCGTACGCCCGGCCAGGCATCCGTTGGCCTTAACGCTGATCCTGCCAACGCAAGTCACGTCCGCGTGCATCAGCTGTCCGAGGAGGACGGCAAAAACAACATCAAGTGGGCAATTGGCTGGGCTGACGGGTCTGCGCCGCCGACCGTGAATGAAGCCGGTGACGACTTTGAATTCCCTAAAACGCGCACCTGGTGTGCCTTTGAGGGTTATGTGGCCGACTTCCCGTTCTCTTTCGCGGCAAACGCAGTGGTTGCTTCGACCGTTTCCATTCAGCGTTCCGGCGGTCTCGCCTGGATCCTCAAAACCATCTAAGGGCTTCCCATGAACCTCAAGCAACTCAAAGCCAAAGGCGGCATCGTCGACGGCGCACTGGTTAAAAAAGAAGTGACCTGGGTGCATGCCGACCCGGCCACCGGCAAGGATGTGACCGAGAAGTTCGACGTGCATATCCGCCGCCAGTCGTTCGGCGTCATCGAGCGCCTGTTTGCACCGGGCGAAGCCGAGCAAAGCCGCAACGCCAAGTACATCGCGGCCAGCGTGTTTCTGGGTGAAGAGGGTGCTGAAGCGCTTAGCTACGAAGACGCCTTCAGCCTGGAGTCTTCCCTGGGCTTTGCCATCCTCACCGCGGTCAATGAAGCCAACGGCACCGGGAAAAACCAGGCAAAAAACTAAGCGCCTCCGATGAGTTCTGGCACGAGCTGGTGCTGAACCGCATCGGAGGCAGCACCATTGCCGAAGCCAAGGAACGCCTGACCCACCGCGAAGTACTGGACTGGATCGCTTACCGGGAAAAGTACGGCACTCTCGATCAAAATCGGCGCCTGGAGCGTCACTTCGCGCTGCTGACCCATCTAACCAGCAGGGTGGCTGGCGGGAAAATGGAATTGAGCGATTTCATGGTTTACAGCCAGGCGCAGGCTACGATCAGCCTGGAAGAGGCCATGGCGACGTGGCAGTAAGCGGCTTGCGGTTGGGTGCTTTCGGGGGATGGTGTTAGATTGCCGCCCATTTCAGGGAGAATTCACCCGTGCAGTTAGCCATTTTATTAGTCCTTATCGTCATTGCCGTCATTCTTGCGCCATGGCTGCTCGGGCTGATTGCAGTCGCAATTGCTGCTTATGGTTTGTGGCTGATTATCAGCCTTGCCGTGGCCGTTGTGGTCTCTATTTTGGTTGTTGGCGTGATCTTGATGTCAGGCTCCAAGCGCTCTGTGTCCAGCAACACCGAGCAGATGATTTCACAGGTGAATGAGCAGTACCGGGCAAAAGAAGCGGCTGAGCGAGCTGCTGCCCGTGAAGCGTCTGCGATTGAGCAGGCAGAGATTGAACGAGTCAAAAAAGTGCGTGTGGTGGAGTGCCCAAACTGTTCCGCCACGATAGCCAAACACAGCCTTTATTGCCCGCAGTGCGGGAAAAGCACCAAGCCCCGTTCAGCTTCAAATGATTGAGGCAACGCAAGCCCGGTATGACTGACACCCGGGCATCATCACTAAAAACCGGCTAAGGCCGGTTTTTTGTTACCTGGAGAAAAGTAGATGGCCTCGCGCTCACTGGGAACCCTGACACTTGATCTCATTGCGCGAATTGGCGGTTTTGAACAGGGAATGGATCGCGCCGCCCGAACGGCAACAAACCGCATGGGGCAAATCGAGAGGTCGACCCAAAGCGCGAGCAGCCAGATTGTCAGCTCGCTTAAATCAATTGGTGTGGCTGCTGTTGGGTACCTGGGCACGCGCGAACTCATTGCCTACGCCGAAACATGGACCTCGGTTCAGAACCGGCTCAAGCAAGTAACCGTGAGTCAGCAAGAGCTGGCCAAGGTCTCTCAAGAGGTTTTTGAGGTGGCGCAGCGATCCCAAGCGGCGCTTGAGCCTACCGCAGAGCTCTACCAGCGGATCGCTTCGACCACTAGCGCTTTGGGCGTAAGCCAGACGGAGATGATCCGGGTTACTGAGTCCATCAGTAAGGCCATGTCGGCCAGTGGTGTGTCAGCCGGCGCAGCAGCAGGGGCGCTGGTCCAGCTTGGGCAAGCCTTTGCGTCTGGCGTCCTGCGCGGGCAAGAGTTGAACTCGGTACTCGAGCAAGCGCCCGGGCTTGCCCGCTCAATTGCTGACGGTCTGGGCGTTGCAGTTGGTGACCTGAGAAAACTCGGTGAAACCGGATCAATTACGTCCGAAAAGCTGTTTCGGGCCATTTTGAGCCAAACCCAGGCCATTGATGACCAGTTTGCTCGGGCGCAAACCACCATCAGCGGTGCATTTACTGTTCTTGAAAACAGCGCAACTCGGGCTATCGGTACGCTGGACAACACCCTTGGCGTGTCCCGGGCTTTTGTGACGGCAGTGCTGGATTTATCTGCGGCCCTGGACTCTGGAAAGCTTCAAACCTTTACCCGGATTTTGGAAGCCGGACTGCTGGTTATTTTGGGTAGAACAGCGGGAGCACTGATCAGCAACGCCTATGCAATGGGCGTCAACATTAAGGCATCCTCCGAACTTGCTCTGGCAAATTCCGTTGCCACTGCGGGCGAAGTGCGCAGGCTTGAGGCTGTAAAGGCAGGGGTTGTTGCAGACTTGGCGCGGGCGCGAAGCTCCGTTGCCAGCGCTGAAGCCTCGGTAATGGCGTCGCGCCAGGTGCAGACGGCTGATTTGGCCCGCCTGCAAACTGTTCGCCAGTCATTGGTGGCCGAGCTTGAGCTCGAGCAGCAACGCCTGCGTGCGCAAATTTCCGATATTGGCCGGCAACAGTCTGTCGCCCGGATGGCCGAACTGCGATTGGCTGAAACGGCGATCATTCGGCAGCTCACCGCCGCCGAGGCGCAGCTGACGGCAACCACCGTTGCCGGCTCTGCGGCCGTCACTGCATCCCTTGCACAACGTACCGCTGCCACTGAAGCGCTGGCCGTGGTCAATGGCCAACTGGCCGTAGCTCAAGTGGCCGCCACATCAACAATGGCCGCATGGGCTGCTAGTAGCACTGCTCTTGGCGCAGCCTTTGCGATGGCTGCAAAAGCGGGCCGCGCCTTGTTGTCGCTGGCCGCTGGCTGGCCCGGCCTGATTATCACCGTGGGCCTGATCGCCTATTCATTTCTGGACTTTGGCGACAAGGCTGAGGAGGGCACGAGCAAGGCTGCAAATGCTTTTGATGATGCGTCTACGCGCATTCGTCGAGCGGTAAAAGGGATGCTGCCTGATGACCTGGGCAAGCGCTCGTTTGAGCAGTTGAGCGGCACGCTTGACGGGCTTCAATCCGAACTCAAAAACGCTGAAGAGGTGTATGACCGCTTGCAGTCGGGCTCTGACTCGGGCGGCGATGTGCCTTTTGCTTTGCCGCTGGATCAGGCAGGTGAGCGGGTAGAGGCGCTTAAAGGTGCCATTCAGAAAACCCAGGCAGAATTGAATGGTGTGCGATTTGCCAGCGACAAGGCGGGCCAGAGCTATCTGGACAGCCTGAAAAAACAGGCAGTCGTCGCCGGAAAACTGACAGAGGTTGAAAAGCTGCGCGCACAGCTTTCCGCAGGCATTCTCAAGCTGGACCCGGAGTCGGAAAAAGAAGCGCTCAAACATGCTGCCGCGATCGACAAGGTCAATGCCAGCCTCAAAACGCAAAAGGCCGACACCAAGTCGGTTTCCGAGGTGCAGAAGAAGTTCGCGTCTACGGAAGAGGATTATCAGCGTCAAATCGAGCTGATCAACACCACCACCGACGCGCGCAAAAATGCCACGGAAGTGGCAAAGCTGCAGTTTGAGATTGAAAGCGGCAAGTTGGTCGGCATCAACGGCCAGCAGCAAAAGCGCCTTGAAAGTTTGGCCGCTGAGCTGGACGCGCTGAACAAGATCAAGACCGCCACCGAAGACGCCGCAAAGCTCTCCGCCTTTGACTCCACGATCAAACTCGATATCCAGACCCAGAGTGATGGTTTTGCCCTGGAGCTGGAAGGTGCTGGGCGCGGCGAGAAGTACAAAGCGCGTCTGAAGGAAACGCTGGCCATCCAGCAAGACTTCAACAAGCAGATGCGCGACCTGCAAGAGCAGCAGAACAGCGGGAAAATCAGCGAAAGTCTCTATGAGAGCGAAACCGAGCTGCTCAGCGAAGCACTGGCGACCCGGCTGGTCATGCAGCAGGACTATTACAACCAGCTCGATCAGGCGCAGTCCAACTGGCTGGACGGGGTTTCTTCTGCCTGGGAAAGCTATCTGGAAACGGCTACCGACTACAGCCAGCAAGCGAGCGATGCGACCACGGGCATCTTGGGCGATACCACGTCCTCGCTGTCGGAACAGTTCCAGGGCCTGGTAAAGGGCACCACTGATCTTGGCTCAGCATTTATCAGTCTCGGCAGCACGATGGGCAATTCCATTCTGGGCGCACTTGCTGATATTACGGCTCAGTGGGCTGTTACGCATGCACTGAAAATGGCCGGGCTTGCGACCGAGACCACTGAAACTTTGGCATCCGAGGCGGCTAAAACCGCTGCCAAAGTTACGGCGGATACAGTCACCACGGGCTCGTCCCTTGCCGCAACGGCAACTACCACTGCCGCTCAAATTGCAGCCGCTGCAACCACGGCATCGGCCTGGCTGCCGGCAGCGCTTGTTGCCTCGATTGGTTCGTTCGGCGCCGCTGCAGTTGTCGGCGGAACCGCATTGATCGCGGCTTACGCGCTGATGAAGGGTTTCAAGGAGGGCGGCTATACCGGCCCCGGCGGCGTCAATGAAGTGGTAGGCGTGGTCCACGGCCAGGAGTTTGTGGTGGATGCCGAAAACACCAAACGCATCGGCGTCGACAGGCTGAGCAATCTGGTCGGTATGGCGCATAACGGCATCGACTCGGTTCCGCAAACGGGCACTTGGTTACTCGAAAAGGGCGAGCGGGTCACCACCGCTCAAACCAGCGCCAAGCTGGATCAAACCCTGGACCAGATGTCGCAAGGCTCCGGCGGCGGCATGAACGTCCAGATCATCAACAACAGCAACAGCCAAGTGCGCACCAAGCAGGACCGTAAAGGCGAGCTACAGGTGATCATCGACGCAGTCCGCGAGGATTTCCTGAGCGGTGTTTCCTCGGGCGATTCGTCGTACTCCCGGGCAATCGAAGGCACTTACCACGGCATGAGGAGGGGCGCATGAGTTTGATCGAGCGTGTGTACGCCTCGGGCGGTGACGTGATCATCGACACCCTGGAGCTGACGTGTCCGGCCTGGACGGAGCCGGTGTTGATCTGTGGCGGCTTTGAGGATGTGGTCTGCACCGCCGAGGATGGCCGCAGCCTGCCCCTCATTGCCGCTGGCATCGACGTGTCGCTGCCGAAGAAGAGCAACAGCGCGAGCCAGACGCTCAACTTCGCCATCGACAATGTGCTGGGCGAGGCGCAGCAGAAAATGGACCAGGCAAAGGCGGCAGGGGCGCCGATCACGCAAACCTACCGCCGTTACCTGGCCAGCGACCTGTCGGCGCCGGCAGAGCCGCCGATCCGCATGAAAGCCTTCGGCGCCGGGATCGAGGGCACCACTGTGCAAATCACGGCGGGCTACGGTGACCTGATCAACCGGGCATTCCCCCGGGACAAGCTGACCACGCTGAATGCGCCCTGCATGAAGTACCTGTAACGGATCAAACCCATGCTCAACAAATTCTTACTCGCGCCCTATGTGGACGGCGGGCGGGGCCCAGCTGCGTTCGATTGCTGGGGGCTCTGCATTGCTGTGCGTCACGAGCTGTTCGGTTTGCCGCTGCTGCCCAGCCTGGGCGGCGTAGGGCGTCACAACCCCAAGGCCTGCACCAAAGCCTTCCGCGAACTCTCGGGGGTGATGGAAGTTTGCGAGCCTGAGTCCGGCGCGATCGCGGCGGTGCTGCGCGGTGACCTCTGCATCCATGTGGGTGTGGTGGTCGATATCGACGGCCGGCTGGCGGTGCTGGAAACCAACCCCAACTCGGGCCCGCGCTGCCTGTACCTGCGGCAGTTTGAAGCCACTTACCTGAAGGTCATTTATTACCGTGATCAGCGTATTCCCCAATAAGCTCGACGGTGCGGCCCTTGAGGTGCACAAAACCAGCCGGCGTATGACCCTTGCTGCCTGGCTGAAAACCATCGCGCCCAGCTACGAACCCCGTGAGGCGCCGCCGGTGAGCATCACCGTCAATGGCGAGCTCATCGAGGCGTACTGCTGGGCCGAGTTTGAGTTTGCGCCGGCCGATGACGTCGAAGTGCGCGTTGAACCAAAAGGTGTGGTGGCCGCCGTCGCGGCAGTGATCGCGGCCATCCTCGTGGCTGTGGTCATGTCGCGCAATATGGCGGTGATCCCCGGTACAGCAACCATGGGGCAGGGCAAGGGCCTTGATGAAGTCTCGGCTAAGGGCAACAAGGTAAAACTGGGCGACCTGATCCGAGAAATTGCCGGCCACCAGCGCGTGTATCCGAGCTACCTGACGCCGTCCGTGCGCCGCTTTGTTGACCGTCGGGCGCAGTGGGTGGAAATGCTGCTGTATGTCGGCAAGGGCAAGTACCAGATCCCGCTCAACAAGGTGAAGGTGGGCGAAACGCCGCTGATCAGCCTGGGCGCCGATGCGCAATTCACTCTGTACAACTCGGGCGATGACCTATCCGGCGAGACGGCTGCTCAGTGGTGGCACAGCGCGCCGGAAGTGGGCGCCAGTGCCAACGGCTCGGCCGGTTTACAGTTGACCGTCTCCACAACCCTGACCCGCTTTGTCACCGCGTCCGTGCTGCAATTCAACGGCTACAGCATCTCGATCCCGACAGGCTCCGGCTCATTCCCGGAGGACTGGACCAGCAGTCTGCTGATCAACGTGCTGTCGCCTTACCCCTACACCGTGATTGATGGCGGTGAGGGACGGGACATCATCACCGGCGACCTGGCCATGCTTGCGCCGTACCCGGGCATGCTGATCGAGGTCAACGGAGAAAACGCGGGCAACTATGTGGTGCACTCGTACACCCCGTATTCCCCGGCCATTCCGCCAAGCGCGGGCACGGCCTCAACGCTCACTGCCAGCGCGGCGCCGTCTCGTTATGACTTCGACGTCACGCCGCTGACATTTACCGTGCGCCTCGGCACGACGCCGTACTCGGTCGAGCTGGCCAGTGATGTAATCGACTTGGCGGGGCTGGTCGCGGCCTTCAATGCGGCAAAAGGATCGGCGCCGTTCGTTGCGAGCGCCTCATCCGGGCGCCTGCGGATCACAGAGCTTTCGCCCTTCACCGGGCTGGCCCTGGCCGCGTCAGGCGGCTCAAGCGTGCTCGGCTCAAGCCCGGCCAGCGTAAAGGGCGCCGCGACAAGCAGCGGCACCCCAGAGCGCCGCGCCGAGATGACCCTCAACTACGACAGCGGCCAGCCGGTCAACGGCCTGGCAATGGGGGAGGGCCTGGCCACCATCGGCCCGCGTGGCCTGCGCTATCGCATCATTACTACGGCTGTCGGCACTCTCACGGTAGAGCGCCTGACGTCCAGCGGCGATATCGACGAAGACTGGCCCGGGTTCAGCCTGCAGGAGACGATCCACGGCCGCATTGAACTGGACTCGTCAAACCTTGAGGGCGGCTATCGCGGCTCGTTTGCCGCGTGCCCTGAAGGCGAGCTGGTCACCGAGATCGAGTGGGACGTGTTTTTCACCGGCGGCCTGATCGGCAATGGCAAGAAGGGCGACCAGTACGCCGTTTCCTCCGGTCATCAGTTTGAGTATCGGGACATGGCCACGTCAGGCGCCTGGACGGTGCTGCCCCAGTCCGTCACCGGCAACTCGATGGATGCCCAGGGCTTCACCTATCGCCAGACCTTGCCCTATCCCATGCGCCCAGAGTGCCGCATCAAGCGCATGCCCAAGGTGGGCGGGGTCAACTCGGGCGAGGTGATGGATGACGTCATGTGGTACGGCCTGCGCGGCAAGATGATGGGCGCGCCGACGCGCTACAACGATATGACCGTTATTGCCGTGCGCGTGCGCAACGGTGACCGGCTCTCGGCGCAATCTGAAAGCCTGGTCAGTGTCGAGGCTACCCGGGTGCTGCCGGTGCGCTCGGGCGGTGCCTGGGCCGTGGAGACACCGACGCGGGATATCGTGCCGTGGTTCCTCTACATCGCCAAGTCGGCCGGCTACACAGATGCCGACCTAGATCTGCCCGAGCTCGACCGACTGCACGAGGTCTACCGCGCTCGCGGCGACACTTTCGACATGACGATTGATGACGCCAGTACGGTCAAGGACGCGATGAACGACGCGCTGGCTGCCGGGTTCTCCGAGCTGACCATCAACCGCGGGCTGCTGCTGCCGGTGCGCGACGAACCGCGCACGCAGTTCGAGCATATGTACACGCCGCAAAACATGACCAAGGGCCTCAAGCGCCAATTGGTGTTCCCATCGAGCGACGACTTTGACGGGGTTGATGTCGAGTACTTCAGCTCGATCACCTGGGCATGGGAAACCGTCGAATGCCGCTGGCCCGGTGACCTGGGCAACAAGGTCGAGAAGGTCAAGGTGCCGGGCATATCCGATCGCACCCGCGCTTGGCGTATCGGTATGCGCCGCCGTGGGCACCAGAAATTCCGCAATGACACCTATCGCTGGGAAACCGAACTCGACGCGCTCAACTCCGGTTACATGAGCTACGCGGCGGTTGCCGACGATGTGCCGGGGTATGGCCAGAGTTCGATTTTGCTCAGCGTTGAGGCAGTACCTGGTGGGATCGCACTTGAAAGCACCGAGCCATTTGATTGGTCCGCCGGCGGGCCGCATGTGATTGCGTTGCGCAGGCAGGACGGCACGCTCTCAGGGCCGTGGCCTGCTGCCCACGTCGATGACTACCGGGTAAGCGTAAACAGCCTTGACTTCGACCCGGATACCAGTTGGGACCCGGAGCCGCCGCATCTGCTGTTTGGCCCTGTCAACCGCTGGAGCTACCCCACGCTTGTCACGGTCGTGAATCCATCCAGCGGCGGCAACGTCACGGTAGAAGGAATGCCCTATGACGCCCGGGTTTATCAGTACGACAACAGCGCGCCGACATGAACCCACCAGCGGCATAAAGAGGCAGTGAATGATTGCATATCCAGAGTTTCTGCCCGAGCCGCAGCGTGACGGTTATGGCTTCCAGCCAGTAAGCCCGATGGCCCGTTCTGAACTCCAGAGCGGGCGGGCCAGGCAGCGCCGACGATTTACCTCGGTTCCCACCGTGGCTTCTGTTACCTGGTTGATGGATGACGGCGAAGCTCAGCTATTTGAGGGGTGGTTTGAACACATCCTGCTGTCGGGCAGCTTGTGGTTTCAGTGCCCACTCAAAACGCCCTTGGGCATGGATGAGCACAGGGCGCGATTCGTTGATATCTACGAAGGGCCGATTTTGGTCGGTGAGAGCTTTTGGCGCTTTACCGCGAAGCTGGAATTGTTCAAGCGGCCGATTCTGGGTGCGGAGTGGGTTATCGAAGCTCCGGACTACGTTGCTATGGTGGATATCTTCGACGTAACCATGAATCGAACTTGGACCAAGCACACAGAGGTCTGAGTCTTCGAAGTTACAGCCAGTTCTGACCGTTGTATCTCTACATCTTTTCGCCGGCAGCTCGCCGGGAACTTTTAAACAGCGCAGACGGCACTGCATTTTTTGCGACGGCGTCTGCGCGCCTGCGAGAAATATACCCATGGCTCACAATACTGGTAATCCGATCGGATCGACTTCCCCAAAAGACTTGTCAGATAACGCTCGGAATTTGGATCTATTGGCGCTTGGGGATTCCCCGTCATACCCAGACCGTAAGGGTGTATCGCGTAAGTCGTGGAAGGGGATGGAGCAGGAGCACGCAACAGATCAGGCTGGCCGTGAAACGACATTTAATGTTTCGCAAGCGAAGCGCGCAAATGATTTCACTGATTTTCTGAACTCAAGCGGATACGAAACCCCTGTTGATTATGCGTCCGGGATCAACATCACGCGCGTAACACAGCAGGTCCGTTATCTCGGTGAACTTTATAGGCCTAAAGATTCGTCAATCCCTTTTGTCACCAACACTTTTGCGGCGGATGAGGCAAAGCTGGTTTCCAATGGTGATAACTATCTCAGGAGTGAATTAAGCAATCCGGGTGAGCCAGGAAAAGGGGCTTCGATGGTCGGATGGAAAGGCACAGATCTGATTTCGGGGCTCAGCCTCAACGGCTCACGCAAAAAGGTTTGCTACAACGGCGGCCAACTGAGCCAGTTGATGCATGACCTTGAGGATCCGCTCTGCCAAGCTATTTTTATGAAGTTTGTGGGCGACTCAATCACTTGGGGTATGACTGTTCCAGGCAGTGCGCCAACCTCTCCAAGGTCTGGACAGTTGGCGGATGTCAGAAACAACATGTCCAGCCCAAGCTGGCTGAACCTGTTTCACCAATGGCTGGGCAGAAACTACTTCAGGCTGTCAGCACCTACCGCTACCGGGATAGGTGAGGTTAGCTATAGCCGGTCAGTTGATCTCTGGCCCGCATCCCCGCTGTTCGTCTTATCAGCCTTCGCGACATCTGAGGGAGTGATATCGAATACAAACGCAACATTAAGATCTTTTATCGATTATGTAACAGATGGAAAGTCGATCGAATTCGACATGTATGGAGCCTCCTTCACTTACGTTTATTCCCAGCTAACAAACGGAGCTGACTACGAGCTTTTTGTTGATGGTATTAGCCAGGGCGTATTCGGTACTTCCGGGACGTCCATGTTTCGCGCCTCCCGTGGTCATAACTTCGCTGTAGGGAGTCACAAGATAAAAATTACAAAGCGAGGCCCTGTATCCACTGCTTTGCGTACCGAGGCAATTCGCATCAATAAGATTCTCACAGTAAAAAATGACGGGATCATCGGGCGATCAACAGCAGACTGGCTGCCGGGGAAGGGGTTGCTTGATGAGTCTGTGCAGACCCGCGACAAATACGTTTTTGTGATGCTTGGCACGAATGACCGCGCCCAGACCAACCAGCCGACCAGCCCTTCACGAATTACCGAAAATCTATTTAGCATCGTCAACTGGCTCAATACACAGCGGCCACTCGCAAATCCGATTTTACTCTGTGCAAATGAGGCTAATCAGGATGCTGAAAGCCCATACTTTTACGATATGAACAGCGTCAGATCCGCCATAAGCGCAGTGGCAACTGCTCGATCCATAGATATGGTCGACTTTTACGAGGTCACCCGCGAGGCGCTTTCTGAAGGGGCTAATTATTTGGCGGATTCTGACCCTCTTCATCCAGGGGCCTTGGGGCATTACCTAATGTTCAGGGGGATTTCTGATGCCGTGCGAAACGCCGACTCAGCGACATTTGGATTTGGTCAAAATACTGTGTCCAGGCCTGCGTACGATCTGAACGACTTATCTTTGAGAGGTGATTACTACGCAGGTAGCGTCACGCTTAATAATCCCTCAGTAGAGTCCGCTTTGGTTCGAGTAAGTCCCCAGGGCGATGGTAGGGTCGTTCAGTTGATCTACCCGTACAGTGGAGCGAGATCCTGGAGAAGAACGCGTCTTCAGAATGGAGCCTGGGTCTCAAGGGAGGATGCTTTGAGGTCGGAGGTTATGCAGCTATCGGGCGGCGCGATGTCTGGTGTCTTCAGAGTCGCGCAATACTCTGTAGGTAGTCTCCCTGCCGTCACTGGTAACACAGGTGGATTCATAATGGTGACCGATACGGTAGATGGTCCTAGGCCTTGCTATTGCGCTGGAGGGGTTTGGCGACGGTTCGATAACAACTTGGGCGTTTCTTAGCGCTGGTGATAGGGCTGAGGAAAGTAGCGGACATTTTTACTGCGTCCCTGATCCAAGCATCATGGCTGACTGCAATCTTGCTGTCAGCCATTCTCAAGCGATGGCTAGCATGTTGATGTGATGGATAATTTTTTTGAGGTGTCAAATGGCTATCATGTGGCGGCCAAATGATGGCGCTCAGAAAAATTAAGGAAAAACACATGACAGATCAGGCTCAGAAGCCCTCATCTACAACAGGTACTGAAAGCCACTCGATAGCTTCAGAGTCAGTGGCAAATTCTGTATTGGAGGTGCAGGCCACATCAGACATGCCAGGTCCTCGTAGAAAGATGAATGTCATCGGCGGACAGTTGGCGCAATTACGTAGCGACCTCGAAAATTCGTTATGTCAGCGTATCGATGTTAACGAAATTGGCGACTCCATCACATGGGGTATGTCCACCACAGGTCAAAGCGCTACAGATCCACGGACGGGGTCGCTTACTGATCCACGAAACAATATGACAGCTCCTAGCTGGTCGAATTTATTTCACCAGTGGATGGGGGACCAGTTCTTTCGAATGAGTGCACCAACGTCTGCAGAGCCAGGAAAAGTCGTCTACAGCAAGTCGCTGGACCTATGGCCATCAAGCCCCAGCTTTACGCTATCTGCATTCGCAACCTCTGAAGGTGAGCTGGCCAACACCAACGCTACGCTTCGCCGTTACATTGATTATGTTACTGACGGTAAATCAATTAGCTGGAATATGTACGGAGATGAGTTTACATTTGTGTACTCTCAACTAGGCAATGGTGCTGAGTACGAATTATTTGTAGATGGCGTTAGCCAGGGCAGATTTACTACTGCTGGGACTGCTGCATTTAAAACCTCCCGTACACATTTACTTAGTCTTGGTAAACACAAAGTACAGATAGTGAAGCGCGGGAATCTGTCATCAACACTGCGTATAGAAGCAGTACGCATAAATAAGACGCTGAATTTCCGGAATAATGGAATCATCGGCAGAAGTACAGCGAACTGGCTTCCAGGGGCTGGTTTGCTTGATAGTGCTGTTACGACGTCGGACAGCTATCTGCTCATAATGCTTGGTACTAATGACAGGGCCCAGACGAATCAACCGACAAGCCCAAGTAGAATTACTGAAAATCTTTTTGCAATTTTATCTTGGCTTCAAACCCAAAGGCCTCTTGCACGTCCAATTCTTCTTTGCGCAAACGAGGCCGATCAAGACGTGGGGGCGACGTACTTCTACGATATGCATGACGTTCGCGGAGCGATCAGTGTTGCAGCTCACTCAAAAGCTGTTGACTTTGTTGATTTTTACGAAGTAACACGAGCAGCATTAACAGCTGGTCTGCCTTACTTGTCAGATGGTCTCCATCCAAACGATCTTGGGCACTTCTTGATGTCGAGGGTTATCATCGACGCCGTGTGCAATGCTGAGCTTGGAGCGTTTGGAAATGGAGTCCCACTGTCTTCCAGACCAGTGCTTGATTTGAACGATCCGTCTTTAGCCGGTCCAGGGTACGCTGGCAGTTTGACCCTCAATAAGCCTTCAACCCAACCTGGCTTCGTTGTTCCATTCCAGCAGGGGGATGGCCGAGCATTCCAGTGGTATCTCCCCCTTAACGGTGATCGCCCAATAATGCGTGTATGCACAGCCACCGGGGCATGGATATCCCGGGAGATGGCGATGCGCGCTGAAACATTACAAGTTGCCGGTGGCACTATGTCCGGCGTATTCAAAACGGCAACGTACACTCTGTCGACTTTACCATCGGTAAGCGGTAATGCAGCTGCTTTGATTTGGGTTAGTGACCTTACTGATGGTGCATTCCATTGCTACTGTGATGGCGCAGTTTGGCGAAGAATGGATACTAAAGCTATCGCATCCTAATACTTAGACCCCGCAAGTAAATTCAATTAAGCCCACACGTTGTGGGCTTTTTTCCGCCCGGAGAATGCCATGCCCATCACCGTGCAGCAACTGCTGCAGATATTCCCAAGCGCCGGCCAAGATGCTGGCGTTTTTGTTCCTGTCTTAAACGCCGCGATGAACCGGTACCAGATTGTTGGGCTGAAGCGAGTCGCGGCCTTTATCGCCCAGGTTGGCCACGAGTCTGGCCAGTTGACGCGCCTCGTGGAGAACCTGAACTACAGCGCTGATGTTTTGCGTAAAACCTGGCCAAGTCGTTTCGATGTGGAATTAGCCAAAGCAGTCGCACGCAAGCCCGAGCAGATCGCAAACATCGCCTACGGCAACCGTATGGGTAACACCGTCCCCGGCGACGGCTGGAGGTACCGCGGACGCGGCCTGATCCAAGTCACCGGTAAGAATAACTACCGCGCTTGCGGTGAGGTTCTGGGCCTGGACTTGATCGCGCAACCTGAGCTGCTGGAAAAACCACAGCACGCCAGCATGTCAGCTGCGTGGTTCTGGGCAACCAATGGGCTCAACACCCTGGCCGATGCTGGCAAGTTCGACGCAATCACCCAGCGCATCAATGGTGGCCAAACCGGCGCTGCGGATCGTCAGGCGCTGTATGCTCGGACGCTGAAGGTATTGGCGTGACGCAGGGGCCTTGGAAACTGACAGGTATGGGGCTTGCACTGGCCCTGCTGCTGGTGTTGGGCGCCGCTGGCGGGGCCTGGCTGGCTGCATGTTACTACCGACCGCTGCTTGATACCGCAAACGCAGGCCTCACCACGGCCAAGCAGGCCCGCGGCAACCTCGAAACCCTTGCGGGCGAGCAAGGAAGGAAGCTTAGCGAACTAGTTCTGGCTGGTGAGCTGCGGGAGCGGAGTGCGGCAATGGTCATAGCTAAAGCCAAGGAAGAGGCCCAGCCAGACTACGCGGCAGCCAATAAATTGCTGCAGGAGCGAACTGGTGGTGATCCAGCTGAAGCTGCAGCATCGATCATTGATCAGGAACTTGGCTTATGAAGTGGCTGCTGATGGTGTTGGTGGTCGTAATTGCAGGGTGCGCTAACGGAGAGCCTGAGGTACGAATTATCCGTATTGAGGTGCCGGTGTCAGTCCCTTGCAAAACTCAGGAAGTAGCGGTTCCAGCTTGGGCTGTAATCGGTTTAAAGAAAGTCGATTCACTGGAAATGAAGGTAAGAGCGTTGCTTGCTGAGCGACGGCAGCGGGTCGGGTACGAACGCGAGCTGCTTGCCGCCGTGGGTAGCTGTCGTTAGACGTGTCAGAACTCAGGCAGGGCTCCTAAATTGTCTCCCCTGGAACTGTTCTTGTTTGTAGTAAGGAAAGTATTTTCGAAGAGGTGCACGCGAGCCCCCATGGCCCAACGGCCGTCAGCGTTTTGGACTCTTGTTTGAAAGGTAGCCTTATCCAATCGAATGAGATCAGCGACAAATGCTCGTTCTACCGTCCTGGTAGAACCAATTTTCCCAGGAAGCTCTTCGCGGACGTGCACATATTCAATGTGTTCTTTTTCCTTACTGTATCTAACAGCAGTAATGCAAAAGTCAGTCATTTTTAACCCTACATGGATGGCGATATGCCTCTATTAAGGTGGGGAGCTTTCAAGGACATTGCAATGCTAGGCAGAAAATATCGCTCTAGCTGCTAGGTGCCCATGAGGGAAAAGGTTATGTCTGTGGGGATTTTCTTGCTCGGTAGGAACCCAGTGCGGCATAGATCGAGATCTATGGGCTCTGGGAGCCTACTGAGAGGTCTTTATTTAAGCGTGTTTAGGGAATCTCCGAACAAGTTTTCAAATGTGCTGAAATACGCCTGACCACCTGATCCGAGCCGCCTATGAGCCAGATGAGCTTTTCCGATTTCGAATACGCCGGCAAGCGCAAGCAGACACGCCGCGAACGCTTCCTCGCCGAGATGGATCAGGTCGTGCCCTGGACGGGTCTGCTGGGCCTGATCGAGCCGTTCTACCCCAAGGCCGGTGGCGGCAGAAAACCCTATCCTCTGGAAACCATGCTGCGTATTCATCTGTTGCAGAATTGGTTTTCCCTGAGCGATCCGACCATGGAAGAAACGCTCTACGAAATCACGCCCATGCGCCAGTTTGCACGTTTGACCTTGAGCGCCCCGATACCTGAAGACACCACGATCATGAATTTCCGGCACTTATTGGAAAAGCATCAGCTTGCACCTGCAATCCTCGCGGTCATCAATGGTTATTTGCAGGGCAAAGGCATGTCTCTGCGTCAGGGCACTATCGTCGATGCCACCATTATTCATGCTCCCAGTTCGACTAAAAACGAAGAGGGAAAGCGCGACCCCGAGATGCATCAGACCAAAAAAGGTAACCAGTATTTCTTCGGAATGAAGGCCCATATTGGCGCTGATGTCGAGTCCGGCTTGGTTCATCACGTCCACGGCACCGCCGCCAACGTCGCCGATGTCACACAGGTCGCCGAGCTTTTGCATGGCGAAGAAAATGCAGTGTATGCAGACGCCGGATACACCGGCGTTGAGAAGCGTGAAGAGCATGAAAATCGTGAAGTGATCTGGCAAATCGCGGCGCGCCGCAGCACCTATTCCAAGTTGAATAAACGCAGCGTGCTCTACAAGGCCAAGCGCAAGATTGAGTACTGCAAAGCCCAGACACGGGCCAAGGTCGAACATCCGTTTCGGGTGATCAAATGCCAATTTGGGTACGTGAAAGTGCGCTTTCGTGGGCTGATGAAAAACACGGCTCAGTTGACCACATTGTTCGCCCTGTCGAACCTGTGGATGGCTCGAAAACAACTGATGGGTATGGGCGAGTTGCGCGCTTAA